AGTAAAGTACATGACCAAGCTCTTACTATAAACTACTGGAAGAATGCAGGTAATACAGGTAATATATCTTTCTATGTTATACAAATTGGTAACATAATTAATTTTATTGATGCCACTAAAACTCCTGTTAGTGGTGGTACAACAGGAATTACTATAGACCTTGTGACATTTAAGACAGCTTCTGCTCAGAACATAGGTTCTGAACCTATTCAGACTGCAGTGGGTAATGGTGTTCTATATGTTGTGTCAAAAGACACAAGTCCATTCTATATAACATATGATAGTAGTAGTGGTTCTCCTGCAATTAATACTCCTATTGTTATTGACATACAAGCCAGAGATTTTCTAGGATTAGAAGATGGCTACACCCTCGAAGAAAGGCGTATCACACCTATAACATCAGCACATCATTATAATCTTCTTAATCAAGGTTGGTTAAATACACACATTACAACATATGAAGCTGGTGGTACGTCACCCAGCAATGCTGATATATGGATACTTGGAAAAGATGCTAATGATGTCTTTCAAGCTGCACAGTTAAATAAGGTTTATGTTGGTGATACTCCAGCACCTAAAGGACATTTCAAATTTAATGTATTTGATAGAGACTATAATTCTAAACTAACACCACCATCTACTGATTTAGTGGATATTATAGAGGAGAATAGATTTACTACCACAGCATTCTATTCAGGTCGCGTGTGGTTCTCTGGTGTTGAAAGTAATATTAAATCTACAGCAGCATCTGGATTGAACAGTAATATATACTATAGTCAATTGCTTATTGATAATAGTAAAGCAGGAAAATGTTTTCAGGATGCAGACCCAACATCAGAACAGGTTAGTGATTTAGTTGCTACTGATGGTGGTGTTATTGTTATTCCAGAAATAGAGAGAGTATGGAAAATAGTTCCAATGAAGAACTCTCTTTTAGTATTTGCTAGTAATGGTGTTTGGCAGGTACGAGGTAGCGGAGATACTGGATTTGATGCTACAAACTTTGAAATATTAAAGCTTATATCAATAAATATATACAATTCTGACTGCATAGTTGTAGTTGAAGATGCCATTATGTTCTGGGCTGATGCTGGTATTTATGTACTTAGTTCTGATGGGCGTGGTTTATTTACATCAACTAATATATCTAAAAAAACTATACAAACACTATATAATAATGTATCTAATGTAGCTAAATTATATGCTAGAGGCTCCTATGATGCTACTGGGAGAATTGTGTCCTGGTTATACAATGACAGTTCTTCATATAATGGATTCACAGATAGATTCTTTTATGACACTGAATTGTTATTTGATGTTCAGTTACAAGCATTCTATAAACATACGTTTAGCTCTATTAATGTGCGTTCCCCAAGCATAGCAGGACAAATAAACTCAAATGATTTATTAATAGCTGACGTTTCTTTTAATGTAGAAGTATCAGGAGTTAGTGTTGAAGCTAGTACTATACAAGTTAATATAACACAAGCAGCACGTGCTAGTGGGACATCATCAGTTAAATATTGGACTTTCAGAGAAGAAGCAATATCATTAGATTTTAAAATATACATGACAGAGCTTAATGATGGTACTTTTGTAGACTGGAAAGGGTTTGATGGTGCAGGGGCAGACTTTCTATCATTCTTAAGAACAGGTCATGAATTATTTGATGACCCATCTAAAATTAAACAAGTTAAATATCTTACGATGTACTTCAAACGAACAGAGACTGGATTCATGGAACAGGGCGGAGGGCCAGCATAATGGCTGTAATACCAGTAACACCTAGTAGTTGCTTAGTACAAGCGCGCTGGGGATGGTCAGACCACTTAAATTCTGGTAGATTTGGCACACAATTTCAAGCTTATAGGTTGAGTTCTAACTACATACCTCTAGTTACTTCAGATCCATACTCATATGGTTTTGAAGTAATAGTAACTAGAAGTAAATTACGCGGACATGGTAGGGCCCTGTCCTTATACATAAGTTCTGAGACAGGAAAAGACCTACACCTGTTGGGATGGACTGTTGACATTACTGGTGAATCTGATTAACTTTGAACGTATATATAAGGAAGACTTAACTGATTTAATATCAGAAGTTATTAATAATGAATCTCTATATAACTACATATCATTACGTACACAGTCTAAAGAATCTCCACATCGGGAAGTAGATGATATACTTCTTAGGGGGCCAAAAATAAATTCAGATTCAACGCCTCACCAATTATGGAATGAAGTACATTGTGTAAATTATAATGCCTTTGATGTATTCCCTATAGTGTATCAACATGTATTAGATGTGATGAGAGTAGTTGATGGTGTAGAACTAGGTAGAGTTATTATAACTAAGCTACCTTCTAATGGTAAAATCTACCCACACTTTGATGGTGGTGATGCTGGAGAAGCATACACTAGATATCACACAGTACTTAAAGGTGTTATTGGTAATAAATTTACATCTGGAGAAGATACAGTACACATGGTAACAGGAGAAACTTGGTGGGTTAATAACCATATTACGCATAGTGTACACAATGATACTAATGAAGATAGAATACACTTAATCATGGACATATTAATATGATTACATATCAAGAAGAATTATTTAAAGATGTAGTAGAAGAAATGATACCTATAGTAGAGGTTCATTGGAATGAAATAGCAATACACAAAGAAAAGATTAAACTAGAATGTGATTGGAATAAATACATAGCATTAGATGAATTAGATATGCTATCAACAGTTACTGTTAGAGACAATGGTGTTATGATTGGATACGTTGTTACTCTAATAGTATCTCATGGGCACTACATGTCACATAACTTTGCTAATGTTGATGCAGTGTATATAGACAAGGAATATAGGGGAACTAAAGTTGGTAGCTCCTTATGTGAGTATGCAGAAGACATTTGTAAGGACCGTGGAGCATCTGTCATGATGCATCATGTCAAAGTTACACATAATTTTGGCCCCTTATTAGAAAGAATTGGTTATACAAAAGTAGAAGAACTTTACTCTAAATATATAGGTGATTAATAATGGCAGTATCGGCGGTTATAGCAGTAGCTGCAGTAATATCTGCAGTTGAATCAGATAAGTCTAGGAAAGCACAGCGTCAGGCTAATGATGAGAAAGCATCAGCAAGAAGAAATGAAGCACGTGTACGTCAAAAACAAGCAGATATTAAAGCACGTCAGGACCGAATTAGGGCAATAAGAGAACAGCGTATAGTACAGGCAGGTATTTTACAGTCCGGTGCCAATGCAGGTGCTACAGGTAGCTCTGCTGTAGCAGGAGGTGTAGGTAGCGTCGGTACTAGAACAGCAGGAAATATAAGTACAGCTAATCAGATAAGTACTTTGTCTCAAGAAGCCACTATATTTAACATAGAGGCATCTAGGAGAGCACAAGCTTTTAGTAATGAAGCTAGTGCTGCAGCAGGTAGAGCTGATGTAGCTGATTCAGTTGGTAGTGCTGTTAGTATATTCAGATAATAAAGGTATAACATTGTTATAATGACTGATAAATTTAAAAATATACCTAATGATGAGTTCCTTCCACTAGTTGAAGAGGAAGAAGATATTCCTGTACCTGAAAAAGCTGCTAATCAAGAGTCATTCTATGTTACTGCATTAAATAACTCTGAAGACCCTGTAGTTGACTTCGTTAATACTCGTGAGAATTTAAGAGCTTTAGGTGAAGACCCTATATCCGCTAAGGTTAGGGAAAGGTTAGCTAGAGATTTAAATTTAGTTGAAGACTCAGTTATGATGAGAGAATCTGCACAAGCTACAGGTATTAAAAGAACTAATATTATATCGAACTTCATAAACCGTAGAACTATCCCTGCTGATGTGGACTTACAGCGTGAGTACATGACAGAGGCTGGTGTTAATGCAACAAACACCAAGGATATTCTTAATGATGTACAGACTAATGCAATGGACGAGCATGAAAGAATACTAGAAGCTCGTGATAACATTAAAGAACAAATAATAGATGTAGTTAATAACTTATCGTCTACTACTGGGCAGGCTGTTACAGATTTCTTAGGTAGTGTAGCACCATTCAATATGTCAAACACATATAGAGCTTTACTTGAAGGTCTACAGAAGAGAGGAACTTTAGGTGAAGGTTCTCCATCAGGAGCAATGGTATTAACTGGTGAAGCTTTAGAAATTATTAAAGATGAATTAAGAAAGTCTGACCCCACAGAGAAGAAAGCATTAGCTGCTGATATATTATCTATCATAGGTGATAACAGTGGACTACTAGCTAACAATGATATGATTAAGTTCTATATCATAAAGGAAGTCTTCCAAGAAATACAAGACCCTACTGCAGTAGAGAATTTTGATTGGGACAGGCTAATAGAGAATACTACAGGCATATTAGATATAGTTATGCTTGGTCAGTTAGTTAAAGGTGCTGGTAGAATTATAGGTTCAATTGGTAGAGACACTCCTGCTGCTGCAGCTATAAGTGCAGACCCTTCCAAGGCTGCTAAGATTCTAGCAGGTGCAATTAAGTCAGAAGAACTAGCTAAAGCTGTTGGTACTACACCAACTGAAGTCTTATCTCATGCTGTATATCCCAAACCACTTAACTATGGAGACATACGTAGTGCTCCAGCTAATGTTGTGGATGAATTAAAAATAATTGAACAACAAGTTAAAGATGTGGTAGACTTAGCAGAGCCTATGTCTATCAACTTAACTACAGTGGAGCGTTCTAGTGCTTCAAACAATTGGTTAAAGGATTTAAACTTAAACTCTAGGTCACATCTATACACTAACCTATCTGAAGTAGGTATTGAAGGTGAGAAGATTGTAGCTAAAGCTGTTTATGGTTTAGACGAGACACACGGATTCCCTAATGGATTCATGGCACATGAACGTGCTATAGAATTAATGGGTTCATTTGGTAAATGGGATATACTAAAGAAACGTGGTGATGGTTTCGTTAAAACTAAGAATCTTTCTGGTAAGGGAGAGTTCTTCATAAAAACTACACATGAACGATTCTTTAGACCTGAAGATGCACTAATATTTGACCCTAAAGATATATACATTGGTGGAACTAAAGCTAAATTCTTAGGTGACCCATCATCTATATTTGCTAAGTGGTACAGTAATGCAGGTGCAGTATCTCATGACTTAGGAAAGTCTATTGAACACAGTCTATATAAAATTATTGATAAACCCTTTGTTAAACTTGGTGATGAATCCAAATTAAAGATAATTAACATGCTTGATGAAGGTAGCAAACGTGGTACACGTATTAACTACAAAGAATTACTAGGTAGAGAGTTCTCAGAAACAGAAATAAATGGTATAAATAGTATGTATGGTTTGTCTGATGCTCTGTACTTCCTAAATAATAGACGGTACTTACAAGCTTTAGATAATAGTGGTATGAAAAAAATTGTGGGTTCTAGCTGGGAAGGATTAGGCAGACCAATTAAGGAAGATTTATCTATCTCAACAGTGTTTGACCCATCTCTTAATGACGTGCGCTCTATAACACCCTTGGAAATTAAGAATCTTTATAAAGAAGGTGATACACTTATTCGATTAGCAGGTAGAGAGGGTACTAAGGATGTTAAAGCCACTGTAGCGATATCTAAGAAGTCAGACAAGACTAAAATAGAAGGATTGCCAGACCAAATACTTAATTATAGACCTGGTTATATTGCTAGATACTATAAAGATGAAGTATTTATTGATGAGATTAGCAATATCATTGTGGATGGTGTTAAGACTGAGAATAAACGTACTATCATAGCACTGGGTAACAGAATACAAGCATCAAAGATAGCAGACAAGATGAATACTACTGCTGATGTAGGTGTTTCTTATGTTGCTCGGGTTGATAGAAAGATTACTGCAGAAGAACGAACCAAAGCTATGATGGACATTGATAATGCTTGGGGTAGGTTATTCTTTAGTAAACGTGGTGAACAGTTACGTGGTCTCGAAGGTCTGGCAACTGTTGATGACCCTATAGATGCTATTGTCCGTAACATTGGTACTACATCTAGGTCAGTATCTCATGAAGGATTCATTCAAACATCTAAGCAACGGTATATAAATACATATGGTGACCTGTCATCTAATAAAGGTTTATATCCAAAGGATGCAAGTCAGATTGTAGGTTCAGGAGCACTAAAAGATAAAGATAGAATAGGTAAGGCTATAGCTGTACATGACTACATTGGATTAATGGAAGGTGTACAACCAGTATCTGCAACTATGTGGAAAGGGTTTGTTAATAACCTAGCTGATACATTAGAGAATGGTGCAGGTGGTTTCCGTGATGCTACTGCTACTAAGTTTCGTGGTGCTCAGAGAGACCCTATGCAATTAGCTCGTGGTGCTACATTCAATATGTTCCTTGCTGCTAACCCACTTAGACAAGCTATCTTACAGTCATCACAGTTTAGTTTTATTGCCTCATTAGAACCTAGATATGTTATGGGTGCTATTAAAGGTAAGGGATTTCTATCACAAAAATTAGGAATTGACTTAGGAATGGCATCGTCTACACGTCCAGAACTAGCTAAGAAATTAAACCCTATTGGTGCTAAACTTATGGGTGTTCCTGAAAAAGAATACCTAGAAATAGTACAGGACTTCCGTAATAGTGGTCTACCATTTAGTATTGATAGTCACTTATTTGTACGTGATGCAGTAATAGAACTATCAAAGAAAATAGAAGTCTCAATGGCTGGTAAAGTATCCAGACATCTAAGAGAGATACCAATTATTGCTCTACGTACAGCTAAGAAAGTGGGTTTTGATTTTGGTGAATACAATAACTTAGCATCAACATACTTACTAGCAAGACGTAGATACTTAGCTAGAGAAAGTAAGACTACAAAGAATCTAACAAGAGCAGACAAGTTAAATATTGGTGCAGAAGCTAGACAACTAGCATTATCTATGACTGAAGCAGGTAGCTTTGGTTATCAGAAAGGTGCATTTAGTTTAATGACACAGTTCTACTCTATTCAACAAAAAGCTTTCTTAGCTGTGCTTCCTCAGAAATTAGGAGGTAACAAATTCTTTACTGCTCAAGAGAAATTACGTATAGGTCTAGGTCAAACTCTAATGTATGGTACTGCAGGGTTTGGACTCAAAGAAATATATGAGAAGAGCAGAGATTTCATGGGAGTAGAACCTAACCCTATAGTTGATAAAGCTATCAAAGGTGGACTTGCAGATATAGTTCTCAATGCTTCAATAACAGCAGCCACAGGTGATGATACCAACTTAGTATTTGCTAATGACCTAGCACCAGCATCAGGAACTATTAAAAGTGCAGGAGAATTGGTATTAGGCATATTCTCTGGTGGTACAGATGTAGCTGAACTAGCCTTTGGCCCATCATATGACGCTGGTGGAAGGCTCTGGAGAGCTGGTAAGATAACTAAGGATATCATGGTAGCACCAGATTTAAGCATCCCTGAACAGCTAACACGAGCTGTAAATAGCTCACTAAGTGTCCTCTCAGGCTATAACAACTACCTCAAGGCCAGTGCTGCTAAGAATCTAGGATTCCATGTTAATAATAGTGGAGACCCGGTCGTTAAAGCATCCTGGTCAGAGTCTATAGGACAAATGTTTGGTTTCCGTTCTAATGCCGTGGATGAATACTACAGAATGCAACAAAGTTTACACAGTTTTAATAGCAGTGGTGGTAAATCAGGTTCAGCAGACCACCTAAAAGAAATAGCTAAGCAGTACTATAAACGTATGAGTGCTATTGCTGCTAAATTCTCTAGTGAATCACCACAGAACCTAGATGATTTACAAATGAAAAGATTCAATGAAGCCATACGTACTGAAGCTATTATACTTAGCGTACTAGACCCTAACGATAGAGAGTTTGTTCTTAATGAATTCAGAAAACAACTATCTCGTGGTGTAGAAGTTAAGTCAGATAGATTAGTTAATGATATTGTACGTGCATCACTCAACGGTGACTATGGTAACCAAGTTGAAGGAATACTAACTCAATTGAAAAACTCAGGACTACTTAATACTCCAGAAGAACAGCAAGACATTAGAGACTTGTGGGATTATTTAACTAGTGAAGTTTTATTTGATAAGGAAGGTAATTAATGGCTAAGAAATTTGTAGCAAACGTTCGTGAAGTAGCAGGTTCGACCTTCATACAGCCGTTTCAAACACCCACAGACCCAGGCAATAATGCTCAGAGTGTTAAAGATATACTCAACATTGGACTACAGACATTTAAAGATGTTGAAAAGTCAAGGCTTAAATCTCAGTTAGATAAAGAGACAGAAGAGTTTATTGGTACTGGCGAAATGAAAAGAGTAACTGGTGCTCTACAGCAAGAGTCTCAGTTACGTGAACAAACTGCAGGTCTTTTAGATTTAGAACAAGACAGAGCAGAGTTGAATAGAGGGGATTTAACCTCTGAAGAATTCATAGACCAGACATCTATAACTGCGCAAGAAGAACAGTTAATACTTGGTGCAAAGAGAACTACTAACAAATTACATAATGCCTTCATTAAGGGTAGAATATCTGAGACTGAATTCAAGGCACGTACTGAAACTATTCTTAAAGGTTTTATTAATCGTGCCCCTGGATTAGCTAGTGAATTTAGACAAGTAGCTGCAGGTGTACTGGGGTTTGACCCTTCAGGAACTGCACTACAAGCAGCCTTTGATGCTGATTCTACTAGTTCTACAGTAGCTACAGCACAACGTAATAAGATTGCAGGGTTACTTATTGATGCAGGTATATATGATTCAAATAAATCTGCTGAAGATAACATATCAATGAATTGGCCTGCGTTTAGTAAAGTACTAACTGCTGAGAAGCAAGGTAACCTAGAGTATAATGCATGGAAGAAATCCAACGAAGTGGACGAGATAACTGACTTACAAATGCTTAGTCAATCTTCAATGGGACTACATATAAAAGCTTCTAATAACATAAATGACATTATAGGTACTAAATTTAACATTCTAACACAAACTGATATAGATAACATACCACTTCAACAACGTACTGCATTCATAGTACAGTTAGAAGCTGGTAAGTCTGCATTATTAACAGGTGCAAATGCTACATATGATAAAGTATCAGACAAATCTAAGATATCCACAGTACTTAAAGGTACATTAGACCAGTACGATACTGCTATAACAATGTTACAAGGTAAAGTTACTGCTAATGTGTACCGTAATAGAGCTACTGCCAACCAACAACTAGCCCTTTCTGGTATAACAGCTAACCCGGATGATGCTAAATTAATGGCCTTCCTACAACTGTGGCCTAAAGGTGTGCCCCTTAGTGCTCGTGTTAGTAAGGGAGTACATGAAAGATTCAAACATATATATGATGCACTAAATACTAAAGGAACTACGGACCCTTGGAAAGCTGTTACTCGTAATCAAACTGGTCAAGATGCTGTACAATCTCATAAGGATTTAAAGCAGAAGGTTCAAGAATCATGGAAGGTCATGCGTACTATGATGAATGATAATACTATAGATGATGACTCTGTATCTAAGATGGCTGAAATTATGCAGGGGTTTACATATGCATCATGGAAAGACCCAAGTGATATACAGCTTGAGTCTATGGATATGATATTTTCTGTTGCTAAAGACCCAGAATTTGCCAAGGTAGTTAAAGATAATGAATTACTACAAACTCAAATGGCTATTAGTAGTGCAAATTATGTAGAGAGAACTCTCAATGGTTTAGGTAGTGAGATTAGTTTTGATAAGGATAAAGTATCTCTTGAACTTAATGATGGTTTTGTATCATTCAATACTAACGTGCCAGCTACAAATACAATGACACCAAGGCAGTTACGGGAATTAAATAATACATACGGTAATAGACTTAATAATGCTATACGTAGCTTTGCACATATTAATGGTTCTACAGACTATAGAAAATCAGCAGCACAGTTATTAAAAGGTAACTCCCTGGGTAACCTCAATATAAAACTAATCGGTAAAGATTCTGAGCTAATAAAATAATAAGGTAGGTAGTAATGCAACAAATAACAGAAGTAACTAAGCATGGTATGGACGCTGGTGCTGTAGGTAGTTTAGTTCTAGTGATTGGTAATTATTTAACACCAATAGTCTTGGTTCTTACAGTGATATGGACATGCCTTAGAATATATAATGCCTATCTGGATATGAAGATTAAGAAGAGGATACTTAAAGATGAACATGAAGATAACTCGATATAAAACTGGAGCCAGTGGAACGTTCGGTGAATTAATAATTGATGGTACAAAGAAGTACTACACTGTAGAGAAGCCTGATGCAGGTAATGTTCCTTATATATCTAATATCCCAGCAGGTAAGTATGTTTTAATACCACACTACAGCCCATCAAGGGGTGACCTACTATGTTTGGTTAATGTTGACTTAGGTGTTACACATTATAAAGACGACATTCCTAATAACAGGTTTGCTATTCTTATACACGTAGCAAACTATGCTAGTGATGTCGAAGGATGCATAGGACTTGGTACTGGTAAGACAGATACTATGGTTACTAACAGTAAGAAAGCTATTAAGTCATTCTATGATATAGTATCTCCTTATGAAGAACACAATATTGAAATATTTGAAGACTACTAATACTGGAGTATAGATATGATTAGTTTTATAACAAACCTATTTCCTTTTATAGCAAGACTATTGCCAATGTTCTTTGGTAGTAGTAACAATGGACGTAGTGTAGTTGATGTAATTGAAAGATTCATACCATCAGCAGCCAGTATACGTGAAGGTAAAGAGAAAGACAAAACAGCTAATGATGAATCACAAGCTAGTGCTAGAGCTATGAAGTTCAAGTCACACGAGTCATGGTTAGATATAATTATAGATGGATGGAACAGGTCTATACGTCCCATGGTAACTACTGGATTAGTTGGTATATGGTTTGGATGGTGGGATGCACCAGACTTAACTGATATGCACACATTCTATGTAGACATGACTATGATAGTGTTTACATTCTGGTTCGGTGGTAGGTTCGTAACTAGAGATATAATTCCAGCAGTTCAGACATGGCGAGAACGTGAGAAGAAGAAGAAAGAAGATGACTATGAACCTGATGACGACTATGAAAATTAATAATATTACTCCCGGAGACTTAGTTAAAGTTATATGGGTTGACCCTGAAACTAGTAGTGGCTGGTTTGAAGAGCCTTCATATAAACTAGAGAATGTTGTAACCATAGGATACTATGTAGGTATTAAGAATAATATGTTGTGTTGTGCTACAACATACCACAAGGGAACTGAAGCTTTTGCTGATGAGATGCAGTTCCCATGTGGTTGCGTTCTTGCTGTTGTAAGATTGATGAATGATTAAGTGAATACAGCTCTTTGGTTTAATTTGAAGTTTAATATATCTCCTCTAAATAATAATATAGTATCTTTAAAATTAACAAATACACCCATTTTATCTATATATCCTTTAATGTATATTTTTTCAGTTGCATAGAATATAATACAATAACCTTCAAGCCTAGTATCTAAGTAAGCATCGCTATAACATGGTATACCTGTATAAACTATTACAGGTATTGGAGTCTTTCCAACTTTAACTCTACCCCACCTTATATATGATTCTAAATTATTCGACATAATTATACAGCCCTCACAAAATGGAGGATTAATACTTTATCATCTAACATTTAAAACTACCTCTTTGAAAGTATTTACGCCATAGTACAGAGAGTTTATGTTCTCTGTCTAACTCACCAAGACATACATGTACTATGAGTATGCATATAAATATAAATGCTATAAAAATCATTATGTACTCTAGTGTACTACGTATTATATTAATAAGCATCTTGTAACTTTAATAAAGCATCAATATTATCCGACATTAATAATAAAGTTTTACCTGCATCAGTAGCTGCCATTATCCTAACTCGTGCTGGTACTGGTGCACTAGTTAGAACATTACCTATAGACCTAGACCTCTGAACCAATAGTTTAATGTGCTCATTTGATTTTGTATCCACAAATATACTATCCTATTGTAACCTGCATTGTGCATTCTTCTCCAGAAGTATCCAAAGATGACAGACTTTATTGTAAAGATACCAGTGATAAAGAAGTTCTCTATTAATGGTATGTCCCATCCCCACAGTGGTTCTATTACAAGTATCCACAAAAGCATAGCTAATATAAAACCAAAGAATGTCTTGCTACATACCTCTATTAATGATTCTAGTTTACTTTGTTTCATCTTCTAAACCTCTAAGTATAAACTCTAATCTAGCTAAAGCATTCCATGCTACCTGTGCTGCATGTAGTACTGGGAGTTCATCATCATATGATGAGGTAGATTCCTTAAAGAAGTGTCTCAGCATAGCATCAGTGTATCTACGTTGTCCTTCAGGCACTAACTTCCAGCCTCCTAAGCTATACTTCTGAGCGCCTAGGCTGCCTACCTCTCCTACTGCCATCAATGCATTAGAGAAGTCTCCTAAGATAGAGCCTAATTGGTTCTTACCAGCATCTAACTTAGCCCCACCATCATGTGCTCCTATACCATTAGGGTCTACTTCTTTTAATTTTTCAGGTTCCTGTACTTTATTAAACTCACTATTAATTGGTGGCATATTTGCCATATCATACTCCTCATCATACTCATCTATTATACATCTAATTTCATCATAGAATGCAGTCTTATTTGTACCACAGTCCTCTTCACATTTCTTTAATTCTGATAGTAAAGTTTTACTCATATCTTAAACTTCTCTCTATTAAATCATAATAATTTTGTAAGCCTACATCAGTAGTGTTCATACCTAATGAACATATGCTATCTAGGTGTGCTCTATCCTCTTGAGACAGCTGGTATCTAAGTAGTACTATCTCGTCCTTAAATATACTAAGAGCTATTTTATATGCATCATTCTTTAAATCAAGTAGATTTACCATAATCATCATTCTCATATGTAACCTTAAACATCTGTGCAAGCTGTGTATGATATACAACTACACCCTCTGGATTTTTAAAACCATATGATGCATGACTAGAGTTCTGTAACTCTTTCATTGCATCATCTACAGCATCAGTAGAGAATATACCTTCATACAGAACTGGCACTACTGCTAACTGCTCTACATTTTCAGTGTGTATGTTGTTCCATCGACCAGTATTAAAGAGACTAAACATTTTAATTGGCATGTTATATGCTCTCTGTATACCTAGTCCCCACCACTCTCCATAGTGCCTACCCTCTCCTAGAATATTAAACAAGTCACTCTGGTTTCTATACGCCCAGTTTGCAAATCCATAGTTGTCATCACTTGGAGTTATAATTCTATTCCTAGACCCACATAGTATTTCTCCAGTGTCACTAAAGTTTATCTGAGAATTAGTACCATCTAACTTCTCGGTGATGACACACTCACGCTTCATACGTTTAATGCTTGGAAACTTCATAAAGCTTGACATATTATTTACCTCTCTTTAAAAGATAATCTAAAGATAACTCCATAAGATTATAGTTACCATCAGCTACCTCATGTAGCATTAGGCATCCTCTGAAGTGCCCATTAGCTTGTGGCCCTTTATAGTCCTCATCATGCTGATAGAATGAACCAGCAACTAGAGCACGTATAGTCTGACCATTGGCTAGGGATTTAATAGCTGTATCTAGTCCTTGAACATGTCCTTGAACAAAACTAAAACCAACTTTATTTAGCTTAGTATGTGCTGTACCACCGTAAGGTCTTCCTGTTAGAGGCGCATAGAAGTAATGTGAGTATGCTATACCATCTATATTCACTATCTCTTTGAAGTCAAACACTTCCCATCCAAACTTCTTTAAGTCAAAGTCATCATATGATATAGTACCAGATAGTAATGGATTAGCATTAATATGACGCATAATACGTTCTTCATGGTTACCTATTAAGAAGACCATACGAGGCTTGTACTGCCTTAGCTTAGTCTTTCTAAGTGCAACATTAAGTGCCTGTATAGGCTCCATAAACAACTCCATAGCGCTCTTACCTACCTTTATATCATTGTTATAACGTGCCCCTTCTGCTTTCTTTGTTGACCTATCATAACTGCTTAAACTGTGCATGTCAAAGAAGTCACCTAGACATATGATAACATCTGGTCTCTTATCTACCACGTAATTACCTGCTGCAGTTAGATGGTCTGTATCCACATCAGGTCTAACCTGACAATCCGGCATTACAAAATGTTTAGTCATATAGAACCTCTTCTCCTATTGAGTTGCTTAAGTGTGTGCTTAAACCTAGTAAATCTACTGTACTTCCACACCATTGGCATTTTAAATAATTATCTTTAGTCTTAACTGCTACAACAATTGCTTCAAGGTCTTCAAATTCTACTAACTCTTTTATGATACTCTTTATATAATTAACATCAGAATCCTTATCTATCTCTACAACATTAGTCATGATGCTTACCACATGAAGTTTTATGCCAACCTGTAGCATCAAGTTTTCCTGCATTACCACAGACTTCACATGTTTCATAGCTTAAGTCTTCAGCTTCTTGTATGAACGCATATACATCATCACTTGCTGCATTAACATAGAATCGTAACCCTCCGAACTTCTCCTTAACCTGCACAGCCCGTACCTCTGGGTCTGATTCGGATATCCTCTTTGATAGATTATATATTAAATCAAACCAACCATCACCACATTCAAAACCAAAACACATACAGGTCTCCATTGGTCTGCCATGTATTCCAGCATATAGATAAGGGAAGTCTTCAACTAATTTAGTAGTGTGTTCTTTATTCATTTTATATACCCTTACCTTCTAACTCTTTTATCATAGACTCTACTAAATTAGATAAGTCCTCTATAGCCCTATAGTCAGCAGAATCTCTGCTATCTAGTATTGAAGTATATAGTGTCTCAATTAAGGGCTCAAGTGTATATAAAAATTTCAAATCTTCGGGTGTCATTTTAAATCCTCCAATATTTTATGGCATGTGTCCTCAGTAAACCAACGGAATCCTTCCTTCTCTGCCCACTGCGCCATGCTTAGTTTAGCACCCTTGCGTACCTTAGTGTTAGGGTTGGCAAATATAAACATCAACTCTTTATCTGGATTACTATCTCTAATTGCTTTATACTTTGCTTGGTCTCCAACACGAAAGTATCCTTTAGCTTCTATTAATATGTTAGTACCTTTAGGAACAAAGTCTACTTTATAGTTCCTATGTGTTATATAAGGAACATTGAATGGTTCATACAATGTACCCTTGAGTCCATTGGTGTGTAGTCTGTATTCCAATCCAGAGCGGTATGGTTTAGGTACTGTCTTCAAAATGGTATACCATCATCCATAGATATTTCTGTAGCAGTAGGGTTATGTGCATCCCACAAGTCTTCATCATTATTAAGAATCCAAAGTAACTTAGCATTCATATCACGCATAGCTATACCTTTGTTATGGTCATTATTATAGCACTTTATGTACTCTTCAGTAATAGCACCAAACATATCAGTATTACTATCCTGTATATCCTCCAACAGTTTATAAGCAGCCATCTTACCCTTCTTGGGTATTCCCTTGATGTTATCAGTAGGGTCTCCCATAATCATCTGACACCAGAACCACAACTTAGCATCCGCTGCTGACACATTATACAAGCAATCCTTCTGCCAGTTATAATGCTCACCTCTAATGGTATTTAAATCCTTATCAATAGACGCTATACAGCAGTCATGTGGGCACATAGTAGCTGCCAATCCTATAGCATCATCGGCCTCACAACCATCTATTACAATGGCATTGTGATTATTTATTAGATATTTTCGTAATTCTTCATAGTGAATAGGTCTAGTGCTTGGTGAGCGAGTTGCTTTATAGTCATCAGTCACGAGGTCTCTAAAGTTACCTTCACCTGTTAAGTACACTACATAATCTGTAGCTTTGGTAGCTTTAACTACATTCTCTATTTGTAATTTCATAGAATGTAGAACGTTCTCTACTGCACAAGCTGTTACACTAATAGTTACATTATCAACTTGGTATGCAGGACTAGCCTTAGCAGATTTCATAGTACTGTAAGTCAAAGGTACATATAAAGAATGACCAACAGCCTCCTCTATAACATAAGCTATTTCTTGTCCTGCAAAACCTACACTATATACAAATATATCTGCATCTATATAAACAGTTTTTTCTTTACTCATTTTCTATACCTTTAGATAAATTTAGTAATACATGAAGCAAGCAACGAGCATGAGAGTCTGGCATACTATCAATGTTTCTTTCGGCATCTCTATGCACTGCAGTAATAGAATTAAAATCATATCCATCTTCTTCATATTCAGCAATAAGTATGTATATATTTTTGTTCATCATAATTTAAACCATATCTCAAAATACCAGAAACCAAACACATGTGCACCTTCCATGTCATCGTATTGATAACCCCAATGTCTCTCATATTTAAATGATTTATTCAATAAACACACATCAATCCACATATGTACTCCTTATAACAATGTTATACTGCTGCTAATCTATTGAGAGCTTTAGCAGCCTGCTTATCATTAGGGTTTCTACTTACATAAGTAGTTAGCTTCTTAATCTTATTAGTTAATCTTTTATTCAAGAGCTTGTAAGCTGCATAGTACCGAGTACTAGAAGCCCCACGAGTTTTCTTGCAGCCGCCTATCTTTTGACTAGCCATAAGATAATTTCTCCACTGTTACTGTTACTCTGAATGCTGTAGGTTTAATATTTAATGGGCAATATGTAAAAAAATTATCATTAACAATTTCTTCCATTGCTTTTAATATTAATCTTTCATCATCTTCTTTCTCATAGCATGATACAATTTCTTTTGTGAATGTACACATTATACTTCACCTCTGTTCTGTATTTTCTTCTCTAGTTTATGTGAGTGCAGGTGACCTTTGGATTCCATATCTATCCAGCCTTCATTAAGGAACATGGCGCGTTGACTTTGTAGAACTTTCTTAAGTGAGTTGTTACCACACTCAGGACAAGTAGTAAGTGCATCATCCGTGATGCGTTGTTTCTCCTCAAATAACCACCTGCAGTCTACGCATTGATAGACATATGTTATCATGCTCCTGCTGCTTCTGCCGCAGCTACTTTTTCCTCCGCTATTTCTACTTCTTCGTCTGCTGCTGAAGCTGCGAAACCTTCATGAGTTTCAAAGTTATTCTCAGGTGTACCATATGGAATTAGATCAATAACTTGTACACCACCTAGTAGAGCCTTAGTACCTGTCTTACCAGCATACGTCCATACCTTTGCTTCAAAGTCTACAATAACTTCACTACCATTACCAATCATTCCAGTGAAAGGTATGTTACTAGCATCAACACAGTTTGGTTTAGCTGCAGAACTACCATCCTTATACACTGCAGTACGTTTAAATCTAAACTCATTAGTCTCACCTTTTATTGGTGTTAGGTTTAGACCAATAAGTAAATCTCTAGTTGAATCATCAACTATTAAGTTTACTGTATACACAGGCTCGAACTTTGTGTTCGGAGTTATTACTGATGCCCATTTTGCTTTTCCTACTACTAATGTCATTTATATTCTCCTAATTTAAGAACTTGGAACTTAAGGCAGGGTAGTGTCCTGCATCTCAGCTTCATATTGAGCTGTGTTCTGATTGAACTACTTAAGTATTAACTTATACTTCAAACACTTTCATGTTCGCCCAGGTTTTACCTACCTTGATTTCTACATTTAAGGGCAGATTAAAATCTATATCAAAAACTCTCTTCAACATATCTGGTGCATCCTCCATCACCTGTTTAACTAAACTTCCTATACTATAGACCATAGTATCTTGCATGTCAAGTAATATTGAATCATGAACTGTATTAATTAATTTTACAGTATCATGATAAGGAACTACTGCATGGTATACCTCACCCAATACCATTGGGACTATATCCCCTGTTGCAAATCCCTGCACTGGGTAGTTCTTTATTTGTGTTGGACTAAAGTTAACTGGCTCACCCCAGCCATTAGTTACTTTATAGAACGGGTTATCATATTCATTGAACACATAGCGTCTACCTGTTTTTGTACACAAGGTGGACTTTCCTACAGGAAATCCTGTAGGACTACTATTTCCTGTAGGCTTACGAAGACCTGCTATTGCTCTTATATGATAATCCTGGTACACCTTAACTTTAGGGTATCTTGCATAATATAAATCAATAAACTCTTGACATATACTCTGTAGTATGTCTAATGCTACAGACATGCTCTTAGCGCCTGCACCATATTGTAATTGAAAAGACAGAGTCTTTGCTATTCTTCTTTGACTCTTAGTTACATCGCACTCAGGTACTCTAAATAACTGTGCTGCTCTCATAATGTGTAGGTCTTTACCACTTAATAAATCTGATATTAGAATTTCATCAGCAGTTAAATGAGCAAGTACAAATATTTCTAGTTGCGAGTAATCAACCTCCATTAAAATACCACTGGAACCAAACCTAGAGCCAAAGCATTCTCTAATATCATATGTCATTAGGATTAAAAACTTCGTCATCTTGTGGTATATCTATACAGACCCTTATAACTTTGTTATTAACTGCTGACTGTATTATAACTTCATTAAACTTATTGTACTCTATCATTGAGTATGCTACAAGAAATAAATTTGCTATAGCCTGTTGTGATTCATTATCTTTGTCAGACAACTCTATCTTCTGTACTCTGTTATCTTCCATTATCAATCTCCCTTGTTAGTTACGTTCTGTAAGTTTGGTTTACTACTGCTTAATCTTCCTGTAGCAGTGGCTGTATGGTTTAATCCTTGGTGTATACAGGAATCAGTAGGCCATGTTAGATTGCTATAACCTACAAAATAAGTGTTTCGTTGTTTACTTAGCTTTCGATATTCTAATATAGCAGAAATAAAAGTTTCTGCATCTTTACCTGGTGTATCTGAAAGGATATCATTAAGTACATTATCAGATACTGAAACATTTCCCTTGTCAGACTTCCACTTCTCTAAAATAGGAATTTCAAAACCTTTAATATTTATTGTTTTAAGTATCATTCTAGTTTTAATTTCTCCTTTTCTTTTACCTGTCTTGTATCTAACAACTGCCCCTAATTTATCAAGAACATCCTCCTTACTAGGTACCTTTATATCTCCACCAAACAACACAAGACTAACTTGTTTTACACTATTAGGATTAAAGTCAAAGGAGATAGGCAGACCTAAAAACTTGATTGATTTTTCTAGAACAGTCTGTAATACAGTTAAATCCGTATCTATCTCATCTGCTATATTTATAGCCATATTTCTATTGAAGTGCATACCATTATATTCCATTTCAATAGTACATTTTAATGCATCCATCTGTGTTAGAATTAGTGGTAGCATACCAATCCTGTCAGCTTCTTGAAGTTGCTTATTAAATACTAGATGTGTATTCATTACATCATCTTGAAGATATGGTAGTAGTAATTCTGAATCTATATCTTCCGTCTGCATACCTGCATCCCACATATCTTTTATAACATCATTCTTTTGTGTACCTCCATACTTTTTAGATAACGCATTAAGGCTTGCATACTGGTGCTCTTGACCTGTTAATAAGTACTCAGCTAATTGTGTGTCCCATATCTGGATTCTTGGAAATACTTCATACTGAAAGTCCACAACAGACTTAAAAATGTGGTGCATATCAAACTTAATATTCTGTCCTACCCACAGCTTAGGTATTTCATTATCTGTATTTTCTAAAATTATATGGCTAAGTTCATCATACACATAGGAATGATGATAATTAAGACGTTTGTTTAACGCTCCAGTAACTACTATTCTGTTTTCTGGATGAAATGCTGATGCTTTGTTCTTACCAATAGCATCATTACCAACATTTCTTATGGTAGTCTCAATATCAATTACTAGGTAGTCATCTGTGAATTTAAACTTACTAGCGCTCATCATAGATATCCTCCAGTAATCCTTCTATTACATACTTAGGTACGTTGTATCCTTCTTCTTTTAATTCAAATAATAGAGTACAGCATTCAGTAGCAGTATTAAGAGAGTAATGATTACCATCATGGCTAAGACCTATAGGTTCTATATCAGCTTCAGCTAACATGTCCATTATTTTTTTATTTCTTGCTAACCACTTAACATCATACTTCATGCTAACATATTCTGGTATAGGTTCTTTGTACAACACTCTATTATGAGATACACTTACAGAATACCCACCATATGCAGACTCATACACATGTAGGTCGCACATAAAATCATCACTACTAAATCTACAGTAACTCATCTTGTAAGAACTCCTTTATATTAAAAGTCTTCATATCTTCCTATCTCCGGTCTGAACTTAACCTCTGACTTCAAGTTACGTATGACAGTATCACCACTAGCTTTATTCTTTGGCGTGTGTATGAACCTAGTGTTAGTAAAAGCAGGGTCATGTGATTGCCCTATCGCTATGATATAGTCCGCCTCCCCCTGTATCCCTGTCTTACTTCCATATATCTGTGACATTTCTATCCACATCTGTCCCTCTGCACTAGCATCAGCCTGTATAGTACCTATCACTGGTGCGTATTCCTTACACCATTCTCTCGCACTGTTGAATATCTTTGTCTGTCTGTATACTTCACCTAACTCCTCGAATCCTTTAAGCTTCCACAGTTGGTCAATGATTATTAATCCGGGATTATATTTCTTGATGGCTTCATGTACTTCATGCACAGTTATGATTGCTTTGTCTACCATCACAATCTTGTTGATGTCACCAAGTACTTTAACGTACTCATCGATAGCCTTCTGCTTGTCTTTGTCTATTGCAGTAACAGTTAACCCTAGTGTTGATTGCAGCACCTTAGACTGTACCTTGGAGCCTTTCTCTTCATTGTTAATCCAGAGTACTACCTTGTCTTTGTCTAGCTGAGAAGCCATGTGCGTAGCTTCAGAAGATAAGAATGTAGTCTTGCCGGCATTGGGTCTTGCTGTTAAGACTATTAAGTCCCCCTTACCTATGTTACCTATAGTCTTGTTGAGTGAATTTAGCCTCCAGCTAAGACCCCCAGTACCCGTAACACTGGACATTATATCCTCAACATTCCATATCAATACATGACTCTCTAACGCTGTTGTCTTACCTATATCATTGTTATAAGAATCAAGTAAACCTTCAATAGCATCTAAGTCTGGAGTAATACCTTCTGCTACTTCTCCAGACTCTAAGTAAATTCTTGTAGCATAATCTCTAGTGATAAACATATTAACTAGAGCATCAGTGTCTTCATCATTAGTTACTAAACCAACAGTCAACTTACTAAACAACTGTTCAAATAGCTCATGCTTCTCAGACTTAAACATTGGATGGTACACCTTAAACCAAGTGCTAAAGGTACTCCAAGTAATATCTGTTGTTGTTTTATGGGAATTATAGTATTCTTCTAAGTCTTTAAATATAACTTTAGTTTCATTAGTTAATATATTATCTTTAATATAATCTTTATACTTAAAGAACTTGTCTTTATTACCAAGAAGTTGAATAACTTCTAACATACTAGTACCTCCTAAGAGTTCTTTATATTCTAGAATACTTAAATATCAATGTATATACCCACAAGGAGGTATTAAACCTTACCTTTATTGTTTAATACATTGTTAAGCTCACTAAAACACCCCCACATATCTGCCATATGAGCATTACATCTAGCTATAGGGTCTATTATATTTGAGTGCTTAAGTCTATGCTTACGAATGATACCTTCTGCCCTCCATATACATTTAGCATCACTATAGCACATGACTTCTATCTCGTGTGCTATTAGTTTATCTCTAAAATCTTCAAACTTTTCTGGAGTATTAGTATTAATAACTCTTAGCTTATCAAATATCTCTACTAAGGACATCTACATACTCCTAAAATTCTTAATTGTAAGCTCTATGACTTGCTGTTCAACTGCGATAGTTAATGCTCTTAGCTTCTCTAATCGTGCATTAACTTTTCTAGTAGCCCTCTCAGCATCACGCATTCTAATCTCAAGTACCTGTATAGCAGCTATCATATCTTCTTCAAGGGTACTTGTATCACTTAGTCTCTTCATATCCTAGTATCTCCTTAAGTTTTTTGTCACTCATTTCTTTAGGGTCAATGCCACCACTGTGTATTATAGTGCTACTATCTACGAAAGGTTCCAACCTATTCTTAATCCTCAGTTGACTATTACGAACCTGTTGGTTATCATCATCCATAAATATTATAACATTGTTATACCTACTAACATACTCCAAGGTTCTTTCATTTATAGAGGTACCAAGAAGAGCAATACTTGGTACGTACCGCGCTACTTTTATCGCAGATAGTATATCTTCTGTAAGTACCACAGTGTCAGTCAATGCACCGAGTGCAGTGGCTGACTGTGTAATATACAGTGGATGCTCTACGTTTGAGAATGTAAGGTACTTAGGACTGTCATTATCCATTGAGTTAACTCTACGCATAACTACGAAGTCAATACCTTTCTTACCAAACATAGGTAGTATTACTCTTCCGTATAGTTCTGAGTATCCAATGTTGTTTGATTTAATTTCTTCATCAGTGATTCCATATCTTCGGAGCCATACATATGCACCTGAACCCCATTTTTTATAATCTCGTTCATAGTCTTTTGGAAGTTTGTATTTAATGCGCGGTCTGCCTGTTGCGCTGATTTTGCTACATGATTTACCATATATAGCAATTGATTTGATCTGTTGTATAGTACTATGTTTAAGTGAATCAAACCTACCACGTTTACCACAGTGATGGCAGTAAGCCAATATAGTGTATCCATCTTCGCACCTCGTTATGAATAGTTTGTCGTTGTCTTTACCATCTTTACAATGGTGTTTGTGTACAGTTCCTACCTCTTCTGGAGCATAAGGAACATATTCTTTATGCTGTAGCCAGGTCATCTTAATATCCTATGAATACTACCAAACAGGTCCTCAACTTCTTCTAAGTCTGGTAATTTAGCAACTATATCTAATAAATTCTTAACTTCCTTGTACTGATTTGAGTTCTTAAATAGCTCATTAAAGTCAAAGTCTTTTAGTCCTTCTGCTATTTTTGTATCTATGTCCTCATTAGCAATCCTTGTACCTTTGATAAGACCTTGAATCTTTCCCCTATTACGTACATCTGATGTGCAATGTTTACACATATCTACATGAATAATTAGCAATTTATTAATCAACTCATCAGAAGTCTGATAAAGTGGTTTATCGCAGTTCTCACATAATAAGTATACTTCAACATTGTTATTAATTATCATAAGTACTGTCCTTTATAACAAATGACTTACTAGTACTATACAGCCACTCACATTGTTTAATATTATTATCTATACAGAACTCCATAGCATTATAATTACTCTCAAAAATATTTACTAACTCTTGAGAACTTGGTATTCCTTTACTATTTACACAGTACCTGTAAACTACATACACACTATTCATCATCAACCTCCTCTATTACTATAGTTATATCTGGATTCTTAAGAATAGTATCTAACTTAGACTTGACACCTGCTGCTTCCCCATATGATTCACATACATCTAACATAACATTGCTATAACCTTTACTTATTAATTCTACGTACCACATATTATATCCTCCGTATTTAAAAAGGTACATTAGCACTACTAACATCTTTAAGTATATTTATTAAATTACCCACAAGCACATAATCATCTGTTAAAAAACTTCTAGAAAATTTTATTACATTACTATTACTAATGTTAACAAAAACCTTTTTGTTTCTTTTATCTAAAGATAAGTATATACAATAGTTATCTATTTTAGCATTATAAAACATATCAAATATTTTAAAGTTATCACTTGATGACATTATATCAACTCCTCTCCAAACACAGTCTTAAAGAACCCTGATACCATAGTACGTTCTGTTTCATTGGGTAACTTCTCAAAGAAAGACATCTTTAATGCTAGAGATACAGACTTAAGGTATTGTGCTTTGCTAGACCAATTAATCAAAGTTCTTGGTGAACACGTCATACTTATATCATTGGTATCATAAGCACGCCGTACTAGTGCTGCAAACTTAAGCATCTTATTACCTAAGACATCGTTCATCTTGGGGTTACGTGCCTTTAGTATAGATAGTTCATGACTAGGGGGCAAGTAACCTACATGAATACATGTACCAAATCTATCCAAGGTAGCTGTATTCTGTACATTGGTAGCAGCAAAGCCTCCCTTATCATCACCTAACCCTTTAGTATTGTCAGTAAATACAAGATTATATTCTGGGTGTGGCTTTATTAATTTATCAGAACTACTGCCAGGTTTGTCAGATAGATAGAGCTGTCCGTTCTCTTCCATCAACCATTGTAGAGACATCATAATTTCTGGTGGTATTACTGTCCATTCATCAACACATATAGTTGCACCATTCTTAACACCTTCAGTTATAGTACCGTCAACCCACTTAGTAGCACCACCTTGTGCTGTTAACATACCTAATAAGCTATCAGATTCTAAATCACCACGACCATTGATGCGTATGAAGGGGCGGCAACTAAGAGCACATATGTACTTGACCATAGATGACTTACCACTACCAGTTGGCCCAGTTATATTAATCTTATCTCTCATTTCCATACCTAATACACACATTTCTAACTCATGTTTCTGCGCTTGATAGTTAGTAAACTCTGACATCTTCGGTATATGTACTGCTATAGTAGGACTCCAGTCTTCAGTAGCATACTTATGTACCGCATGGTCTATCCCGGACAGTGGTAAGAAACCATAAACATCACTAAACTTATATAATCCTTCAGGGATTGGTAGCGTTGTATCTTCAACTTCAAAATCTGCTGGTTCAGATTGGTAACCTGGTGCAGACTTCTTAGCATTCAAAACTTTATCAAGCAAAGCTTCTTGTATTTTTTTCTCAAAGGATTCTTCTATTGCTGTAGACATAGTGTACTCTCCTATTATGATGATGAGTGGGTTACTTGTAACATTGCTCGACCGTCAGCAATCAAACGACCTGTAGTTCTTGAGGGTGTATCTGAGTTACGACATCTAGCCATTCCTTGACCAATTATATTTCCTGCAGTATCAAATACTTTAGTAATGGTTACATATCTACTATTCAATCTCTGTGCTCTGCTCGAATTTCCTGGGTGTAAATGTGTACGTGTTATGTATAAATTTTTCATAGTATTCTCCTAGTTAATAACAATGTTATAGTCTTATAATCTTAGTTTTAATTACATCAAGTAAGGCTTCTTCCAACTCTTCAGGTTTATTTATTACTTGATGGTCTTTGTACAAATCCATTACGGCATCACTTTTTATACCTATTCCATATATTTCAATTGAACTTTCATCTTGTATGTATTGAATAACTTGTTTAGTATGACTATAAGCACCACGCCTATCACTATTAGGTTGGCCATCACTAAGTACTATTAATATCTTGCGCTTATTCTTTTGTGCTGCCAGCCTATGATATGCAAATTGTATTGCTTCTCCATCAGCATTCTGCCCCATCATATCACTACCATTTGAGAAGTCATTAACTAACCACTCAGGTGTAGTTCTGGAGTTAAAAGTTTTATATATACATAACACACTTTTGCCAAGTGCTTCAGTAAATCCTAGTATCTCCAAGGGTATCTTAAGTGGTGATATAGCCTCATTTAACATAATACATGAGTGTACCATATATATATATTTTTTACCTCTCATACTGCCTGACATATCACCCAGTACTGTGACTGCTGTATCAAGCATATCATTTTCAGTACGTTGACTGAATACTTTCTCTCCGTATCTGCCACTATCAGGTATGGACATGCGGTATAAAGCTTTGCCGTTAATCTTACCTTTCTTTTTGCCATGTATACGCTTGGATTTACTACGTATCTGTAGTAGTCTGCGTACAGTAGATGATAGACCTTTACCTAAGGTCTTGATATTATTAAGATCTTCTCTGTGTTGTCTAGCGTAGTGTCCATATGTATCCTCGTGATTACCACTATAGTATGGTATCTGCTTAACGTCTTCAGCTCTAAATTGATACTCATCATCAGACACATCATACTCTATCTCTAATCCTGCATAGGTAGCTTGATTTTTATCATCACTAGTGTGCATGTGCTTAAGTATATCAGAGTACTTAACCCTTGCATCCTCCTTGCTGTCTACTCTTTTACCTTCACCTTCAACGCTCTTACCCTTACCAGATTCCCCTTCTTCCTCATCACTATCATCACCAGAATCTTGGGATTTCTTTTCTTCCTCATCTGAATTCATTTCAAAGACTTCATCAAGTGCCAGCTTCCATTTATCATATACATCAAATGCTGTGTTAAGCGGTGGTGGTTGTACTTGATATCTGTCTTCATTATTCAGTAGTTTATTAACCCATGTCTGCTGTTCATCATCAAGCATATTAAATATTTGTTTGCCTTGTCCTATAAGAGAATGCTGCCAGACCTCTCGACATATTATATCAAAGCACAGCATAGACTCTATGATTCTTCGCTCTTTATTCTTAGAAATCCCAAGTTTTTTACTTTTAATTATTGCTTCAATACTATAACAGTTACTAGATTCTAATGCACTGTCTCTACCATAGTACTCACCTTTCTTAAAGATTTCTATCCTATAGTCCTCAAGTAAATTTATACCGAAGCCAAAAAAACTGTCCATGTTTAATTTCTTGTCTCTTGCCATAACAAAAGCATCACGAGTCTCTGGATAGTTATGACTTATTTCATGGTACAGTGAACCCCACCATTTTATGAACTGATCTTTACTCCACGATGTGTGAGGATTACCGACAACTATAGTACTTCCATTAGTATGTGGAACCTTAAGACTGTCACGAAACTCTACATTTAATTTGGTATTAGCTGCGAGTACCCTGACAAACTTCTTTATACCTCCGATATCTACCATTTGTTTGTATAACATTGTTATAAGTCTCCTAATGTAGTGTGTTATTATATACAAAGAAAACACAGGTATCATCTGCTAGCTCATTTATACGTTGAACATTCTCATATACTGTGATAACACCAGCTCTTCTACGCTGTTCCTCAAAGAATTTGTTAAGATATTCCATATCATTAATTCTTTGTTGCTCTAAGAAGTTCATTACGATACATCTTTTTCTGCAGTTTCACAGAATTTATCAGCATTAAAATGTTTATATTTCTTCACTATCTAATACCTCCACGTCCACCCATGCTGCTGGATGTACAATATTATTATTACAATCAAGGCAGTAGGTGTACATACCATCAGCATGCTTGAATAAAAGTACATCGTTCTGCATTATAGGTAGTGCTCCTGGTGGTACTAGTGTACCGTTATTCAATATACGTACTAGACTATTATCAGGTACATTATATAGCTCAGTCATTACGTTCTCCATACTCTCGTAAAGGTGCGGCATCCATAGTAGACAGGGCACGTTGTTTAAGATAAAGAATCTCTACCATAGTAGTAACAATACCATAGTTGGTTTGTATTTTTAGTAGTTCTTTATGTGTTAGTTCTAATACATCGTATGAAGGTAGGGATTCTTTCATGTGTTAGTACTCCTATGTTATATGCTACAATCTGATAGTTCTTCTGAAAGTGTGTAAAGATTTTCTCTAGCCTCAACATGATACTCATGAAGTTTAAAGGTATCAAGTACAGCTTGGCATTCTTTACGTAGTATTAAACTTATTTTATTTCTCCAATTTGGTGTTGTATTTATTGGTGTTGTATTTATATGCTATGACACTAGTATCCTTGTATAATTTGTTTAGTAACCCTGATACGAAAGCTTTATCTCGGTTAGCACCATAAGAATAATCAAAGTAATCATCTATTCTATTCAATGCTGTCTGATATATTGCTACTATCTCAACTAGCATTGGTGTTGGTTTATTTTCTAAGTTCATATTTATCCTTCTCTTTGTTTGATATAGCTATTAATTTTAAATCCTCATGACTTATAACTCCAGAATTTACCATGGATTTTAAATACTCCTTAAATGTTCCCTTCTTATTTAGTGGGCAGTCAATACATAAAAGCTCCCTGCATATATACGTAGGGTCATTTGAATTTCTAATACTACTACATAAGTCCGCTCTTAATACATATAGTCTATTGTCATTAATAAAAACCATTAGCAAACCTCTCATATAATGGACAAGAATTACAGAAACATGCGCACTTACACTATATCTCCACATGTCTAAATGTTAATTCATAGCTTACATATTACTCCTTATGTTTAGTAAACCATGTATATGAATACTCTGGGGGATTAAGACCTAAACAATGTATGTATTGTTCCTGTGTTTTACCACATTTTTTACATGTTCTAGTTGCATTTATACTAGGTATACCAACAAGTTTACTAGTTGAATTAGGATATTTAGCATCAGTATTTGTATAACTGTGTATATTAATTTTACATAAATTCATAATTTTTCTCCTTATAAGACCAATAACATTGTTATAAGCTCTACACATTAGAACCTATAAGAATATTTTTATACCTCGTCACCTCTCTAGGTAATACAGTTACCCGTTCCAAGTTCACATCATAGAATCACACAGTTCATTCCTGAATAAAAGTAATTTCTCTCGACGATTACTCATCTATCACACCTCACAAAAACTATAGTAATATACTTCTGGAATTGTTTCTATTAGTTGTTTGACAGCATCAGCACAAGTGGTGGCCTCGCATAAGAAATCTTTAAGTACAGCAGAATCATCATCGCAGTATTTAATCTTATATGTCTTCATTACTTACACCTAGTATATTGTTAAGTATTAATTCATAATCAGATTCAGAGATAACCTTTGAATTTATTATATATTTATGTAGTGATTTATCAGTGTTCAGAATACACCCACCACTGCAGAATTTTGCGGAATCCTTCGTGCAGCACTCACGATTCTTCCACATATACATGCATAAATCATTTCTTAGAATAGACATTATGAATACCTTTATTATTGTAACATTGTTATAAGCTCTAAGTATACAAGCTCATAAGAATATTTTTATACCGCGTTACTTTTCTAAGTAATACAGTGCGAATCTCCCTCAACACTAGCGGTACTAAGTTGATGGCTGTCACCCTTCACAGGAGCCAAAGACCTAGATTAATATGGTAGTCCATAGTTATACTATCATAATATGTATTGGAGTAATATAATACTCACATTCTACATGCCTATGTGATAGCCTTATCTACTAACTAACCTATAAAGATAGTCCTTTACCCGTTCCAAGTTCACATCATTAAGCTAGTATAATCACCCAGTACGATTAACAGTCATTACAATGTCATGTAATTATCGTTAGTACGTTGGACTATAGTAAACTCTAGTTACCTTGTGATAGTACCTTATAACATTGCTATAAGATACTATACCAAATCAACTACACTAAGCAGCCTTTACAGCACCTGGAATAATCCTAGTCATAAGTCTAGTAACATCACTAGCTAGGCCAATACAGACCTGTGAAGTCTCTTCGTTCTTGACAGCTGTCTTAAACTTAGCTACCGCTTGAAGTAATTCATCTTTCTTTGTGTCACGTTTAGCTGTCACGATATAACAGGATATACTATCAGCTACACTGAGCTTAATACCTACCTTAACAGTAATACCTGTAGACTCTTGACTAAATTTACCTGTTTCACGTTGTAGACCTGCATTGATAGACTTGATTTTATTTTCATCAATCAAACTTTCATCAAATAGATATTGTATATCAGTCTCAAGCTTATCCATCTCAGCACCTAACTCTCTAGCACTTTCGATTAACTCTCGTGCTATTGTAGAGATAGCCCTTTCACCATTTAAAAAAGCAGTGATTTGCTCTGCATAATTCATATTAAAACCTCACTTTTAAAAGTTAATAACTATGTTATAAATAAATATTACTATATTTTGCGTTATGTTGTCCTCCTTTTAAGTTAATCATTGATTAACACATCAAGTCGCCTTTGCAAGTGTAATCCTCATCACCCTCAAGAAGAATGTCACCTAGTGAATTTTTATTTTTGCAAGTTTTTTCAAGCGCCATAAAAGCATCATCCATCTGGGATTGATAGAACTGCATTGACATAATTAACGCACTTTGCTTGGCCTGAAGCTTATTGTCTGTAGCCGTATGCGTGAAATAACGTTTACCTGTAAAGACAGCCCATTGACCACTTTTTAATTGTTTTGCTGTATATTTCATGTTGTTACTCTTTAGGTCACCACTTCATAGCTCTTTGGGTTATATTTATCTGTGATTATACATTACACTACCCCTACACAAATGTATACAGCAATTAAATTTAATTGCACAGAACATTTCTATAGGCCTATAAGTAAAACTAATGAGCTTTAGATATAAGTAGAATCTATAGGGGTATAAGCTGTGTGTATGATTACTAACAACTGTCGACATATATAAAGAATAAAAGAAAGAATAAAAGCAAGGGTCATTAGTAATACTTATAATCCCTTAGAGCCTACTACAAGAATTTAAACACTAAAGTAATACTAAGACAGCACTATGATTTATATCAAGTCATACAGTGTGTAAGGCTGTTAGAATGTATATTAGTATATCCTAATATAGTGATAGTAATCATATATGTAAATGAGAATCATTCTTGTTTACTGGAGACAGCGTATATTAGTGAAGTAATACGTTATAATATAATAACACACGAATATAATAATATTCTAATATGCTACATAACAATGTTATAATATAATAATACTCACAGGAACTGAAGCAGGGGGAGGGGGTGCTGCTATATGTATGCATTACGTAAGGAAATATTCTACACAAAATTATAGTATATTCAATATGAACACTATGCTATACAAAAGACAGCAGACTTTAGATAACTATTATGTCAAGTTCCTTGACTATTATAAATCAATATGCTATAGTTAAAGTAATATAATTAATAAGGAATAATAATGTCAGTAAGTTTAACAACAATAAATACTATAACAGAAATGAAGAAAGAACTGTTTACTCAAAAAGATATAGCAGAGTTACTAAATATATCAGAGTCTACAGTATCAAGAGTACTATCAGAGAAGACTGGTAAGAAACAACGAGCTATAGCAGATAGAATGGAGTACTTCATGGGTGGAGCTATCAAAGGTACTGGTTGCTATGAGAATGGTAGGGAGATAATAGAATTCACAGATATAACTTATGAAGAAGCATCCTTAGCAGAAATGCTAGAGAATATAGAAACAATCAAAGACTTGTAAGTTATTTACAAAGACATGTCGTTATTCTTGCAGTTTATACACGTAAGGGTATAGGAACAATAAATTGCATCCTAGCAATAGGGGAGATGCAGTGAGGGTAATCAAAAGCCTCCTCCTCCCCAACCTTATAAGTCTATATAAATGAGTTGACGAAAGTTAGTAGACAGACCACCCTTAGAGGGTTTCAGGTGACCTGATATAATCAAGAGTACTTAATTAGTAATACTTACAATATGAATGTGCTATTAGAGAGGGCACACCGATGCTAGAGGACTGAGACCCCTTTAGTAGTAGCTAGTAGGTACTGACCGCTAGTGAGGAGAACACGGGTTATAGTGTAAAAACTATGGGGTGTGATAGGGTACTAAGCAGTTCAGGCTCAAACTGTTAAAATAAATGAGTATTCGACAATGAGAGTATTGTAATTATAAGTCTCCAGAGTGTTACTAGAACAAGGTGAGTAGATAGAATATAGTGGGTATCCATCATACTTCTAACCTCTCTAATTGAATTATGGAATAAATAAATGTATCTAATAAATAAACTACTTAAACATATTCATAGTGAGATACATGACCCTATATTCCCAATAGTTATTATACTAATAGTACTAGCACTAATAATAGGATTATAATGTACAAGTCATCTAACGGAAAGCTAAGAACCAATTCACTATTCATTGAATTGAATAAGACTAAGTCTTTGGCTATCTTCTCCATTAGTGATGAGGATGTAACTAAGAATAGTATTGACTATCCAAGTCTTAGAAAGATATACTTAAATTATAATGACCCTACTGAATATGAATTTGCTATTGAAGTATTTGGTTCCTGGAAGCAATGGGAAACTATTCTTGGTAATGCACAGCTTATGACTTACATACAAGACTGGCGTGATGAAGCTGAGATTAAATACAGAAGCATAGCCCTTAAGGCTTTAGTTGCAACTGCTACACAAGATGGAGCTAAAGGAACTACTGCTGCTAAATACATAGCAGAGAAGGGTTGGATTAAAAGAAAGGCAGGTGCTCCTAGTAGGGAAGAACGTGCAGGAATGAAAAAGATTAATGATGCTGTTACTAAGGAAACTAAAGAAGCAGCAGAGCGGATGGGTTTGAAACTTGTTAAGTAAGGCAGAAGCACAAATTAAGGAAGCGGCAGAGCTGTCTTTACTCTCGTTCATCAGACTGGTTGCACCCAAGAGGATGCTTGGAGCAATACACGAAGATGTCGTTTACTGGTGGTCTAGGGAAAATGCCAAAGACCACCAACTTTTATTATTACCTCGTGGTCATCAGAAGTCAAACATGATAGCTTATAGAGCTGCGTGGAGAATAACTAAGAACCCTGAGATAACTATACTATATCAAAGTGCAACATCGGGGCTAGCAGAGTTACAGCTTAGAGTTATACAAGACATATTAACTTCTAAGATATATAAACGATACTGGCCTGACATGGTACATTCCAAGGAAGGTAAGAGAGAGAAATGGAATACTACTGAGATATGTGTAGACCATCCTAAAAGAAAGGAAGAGGGTATACGAGATTCAACCGTACTAGCTGTAGGCCTTACATCTAACACAGTTGGATTTCATTGTGATATATCTATCCTAGATGATATTGTAACAGATAAGAATGCATACACAGAGGAAGGAAGACGTACAGTTAAACGAGCTTATTCACTTCTAAGTTCTATTGAGAATCCAGATTCAGAAGAATGGGTTGTAGGTACTAGATACCATCCCAAAGATTTATATCAAGACTTAATAGAAATGGAAGCTGAAGTTATAAGTGAAGATGGTACTATAACTGGTTCAGACCCTGTGTACGAGGTTTTCTCAGCAGAGGTAGAGGATAAGGGAGACGGAACAGGAGAGTTCCTGTGGCCACGGCAGAGAAGGACTGATGGTAAATGGTTTGGTTTCAATGCATCTGTACTAGCAATTAAAAGAGCTAAGTATAAAAATACAATGGAACAGTACTACGCACAGTACTATAACAATCCTAATGACCCAGATGAGTCACCTATAGATACCAGTAGATTTCAATACTATGATAAATCCTATCTTAAGTTTGATGGTAATCATTGGACTATTGATGGAGAGAGACTAAATATATTTGCAGCAGTAGATTTCGCGTACTCAATTAGGAAGAGAGCTGATTATACTGCTATAGTAGTTATTGGTATTACTTCTAATAATGATATCTATGTACTAGATATTGATAGATTTAAGACTAAGAAGATTAGAACTTACTATGAACACCTTATAGTCCTACATAATAAGTGGGGATTTAGAAAGCTTAGAGCTGAAGTTAATGTTGCTCAAGCATCTATTGTAGAAGAACTTAAGACAGAATACTTTAAGCCTAATGGTATTAATATTAAAATAGATGAGTTTAGACCACAGAAGGAAGGTAGTAAGGAAGAAAGAATACGAGCCACTTTAGAACCTAAGTATGATAACTTAGCTATGTGGCATTACAGAGGTGGTAACTGTCAATTGTTAGAAGAAGAATTAACATTGAACAATCCTCCTCATGATGATATTAAAGATGCATTGTCTGCTGTAGTGGGTATAGCTTCAGCACCAACAGTGTCGCATGCATCAAGTTATGATTTAACTAATATATTAACACACAGCAGATTTGGTGGAGTAGCTTTTTAATGCCTGGTAAAGTCGTAGAACTTGAAACACAATTAGGTGGTGATAGTGTAGCTTCGTCTGTTGTTGATACTTATAGCACTTGGCGCAACCAGCGTAGACCTTGGATTAGTGAGAAGAAGGAACTGCGTAATTATATATTTGCTACTGATACTAGTAAGACATCTAATTCTACATTACCTTGGAAGAACAGTACTACTATTCCAAAGATATGTCAGATACGAGATAACTTACATGCCAATTATATGTCTGCATTATTTCCTAATGATGAATGGTTAAGATGGGAAGGTGCAGCAGAGGATGATGATAGCAAAGAGAAAGCTAATGCTATTGAATCATACATGAAGAATAAACTTATACAGTCTAACTTTCAAGAGACTGTAGCTAGAATACTATATGACTATATAGATTATGGTAATGCTATATCTGATTGTGAGTATGTCACTATACGAAGTGATGCAGATGAGAATGGAGACATTGAGGATGTATACATAGGCCCAAGAGCTTTACGTATTAGTCCACTTGATATTGAGTTTAACCCAGCAGCTTCTAGGTTTGAGGATACACCTAAGATTACAAGAGTTATTAAAACATTAGGAGAGCTAAAGCTTGAAGCTTCTACGCACCCCGAACTATCATATAATTTAGATATTATAAAAGAATCTGAAACCTTTAGACGTAACTTAGGTCTATATGAGCAGGCTGATTGGGATAAGGCAGAAGGTCTTACTGTTGATGGGTTTGGGTCACTCCAAGAATACTATCAATCGAACTACGTAGAGATACTAGAATTAGAAGGCTCCATACATGATGTACATACAGGAGAGTTCCAACAAAATAGATTGATTACTGTTATAGACCGTAGTAGGGTTATACGTAACATAGCTAACCCATCATGGACTGGTGGAAGTTCTAAGAGCCATGCAGGGTGGAGACTAAGACCAGATAACTTATGGGCTATGGGGCCACTTGATAACCTAGTGGGTATGCAGTATCGTATAGACCACTTAGAGAATCTTAAGGCTGATGTATTTGATTTAATAGCTCATCCTCCGTTGGTTATCAAAGGTGATGTAGATGCTTTTACATGGGGTCCATACGCTAAGATTAATATAACATCAGAAGATGGTAGTGTATCAATACTAAAATTAGATACCACAGCTTTGAATGCTGACTTGCAGATATCTAATCTTATGGCTGTAATGGAACAGATGGCAGGCTCTCCTAGAGAATCAATGGGTATAAGAACACCAGGAGAGAAGACTGCATTTGAAGTTCAATCTTTAGAAAATGCAGCAAGTAGAATCTTTCAACAAAAGATTACTTACTTTGAAAAGAATATACTAGAGCCTCTTCTTAATAATATGTTAGAGAAGGCTCGAAGAAATTTAAATATCAAAGATACAATTAGAGTTATGGATGATGACTTTGGTGTAGCTGAGTTCTTAGAAATTACTAAGGAAGACCTATCAGCTAAAGGTAAGTTACGTCCTAGGGGTGCTAGACACTTTGCTGCTAGAGCACAGCTTCTACAGAACATTAATGGTATCTTTACAGGGATAGTTGGTGAAATGCTAAGACCACATACAAGTAGCATGGAACTAGCTAAGCTAGTAGAGGATACATTAGGTATAGAAAAGTTTGGTTTATTCTCTAAAGATGCTGCATTAATTGAACAAGCAGAGTCACAAAAGTTAGCTAACACATTAAAAGATAATGTAGATAATGAATCTATAACACCGGTTGAAGGAGAAGTACCAGATGTCACTCAATAGTAAATGGTTAAGCCATATCAATGATGAGGTACAGAGTAGAACTTTTGAGAAGAGTCTTATAGAAAATGTAACTCTATTTAAAAGATTAAAAGAAATATTAGAAGATAAGTTACATGAGACAGAACGTAGTAGACGTTCACTTAAGTCACATGTCACTCAGTCTTATGTAGCATATCAAGCAGACCGTAATGCTACAGAGCGTACTATACAAGAGATTATAGATTTAATCCCAAATAAGGATGACAAGTAATGGGGAAACCTGTACTTGAAAGAGATAAGAATGGAGTACCAATACAATCTTTAGCACCAGAGTTTATTATAAACTTAACTCTAGGAGCAGCATCATCAATAAATATTTTACCAGTCAATACTAAGGTACTAAGATTAACTGCAACTCAGGAGTGTTGGTTAGCTTTTGGTGGGGCTACTATAGTAGCTACTACATCAGGTATACTATTTCCTGCAGGAGTTGAAATCTTTACAGTACCAGAAGCTGCAACTTATATAGCAGCACTACAAAATGCTACTGGGGGAACATTAAATGTTTGTGCTATGGTATAAGAATGTAAAGGATACTATGCATTCAACAGTTCTTAAATTAAAACTTAAATATGGTAAAGCTACTAGGGGTAGACAATAATGAAATTAAGATATAAGATTCGTTCAATTTGGGAGGAACTTAAATTACAAGTACGTGTATGGTTTGTTGGTATGACTTCCCCCTTTCGTGCAGACATTACTCCAGTAGGACGATTGTTCGCTAAAGTAACACATGATGATGGCACAGTAGAAAAGCTTGGACTGATTTCAACTAAGGTAGTTACGACTGCTGGTGTTGGATTCATTGTAGATGCATTCCAGAATATTACTGAAGTAGAGCTTATGAAGTTTCATGGTTCTGGTACAGGTGCTGTAGCAGAAGCTATTGGTGATACTGCATTAGGATTAGAAGTAGAATCCCGTACTAGTGGTACTACAGCAGAAGGTGCTAGTGGTAATATATTTCAAACTGTAGGTACTGTAGCATATACAGCTATACGTGCTATTACAGAACATGGTATATTTAGTGCAGTTACAGCAGGTGTATTGTTAGACCGTTCAGTATTTACTGCTATTAATGTTGTTAGTGGAGATAGTATCCAGTTCACATATGAACTAACTTTCCCTGCTGGTAGCTAGCACATAAGTTATGGCTATTACACAGACCGACTATCGTTGGAGAAATGATGATGGTTCTGAGTCTGCTGCAACATGGCCTGTTGCTGTCAACACCACCAATGACTATGATTTGGGTGCAGGTAATGTAAATGCTAGATTAAGATTCGCTATATTTGATACTGGGGAATCTGCGATATCATCAGGTCAGCTACAATTCAGTATTAATGGTGGAGCGTATAATAATTTAACAAACACAAGTACAGGTTGTCAGTATTATAATAGTGCAAATCTAACAGATACTAATGATTGTACACAGCAAATAAATGCAACAACTTTTGAAGCAACCAACGAAGGTGTTATAGAAACAGGCTCTGGCGGTATTGGAGAGTTCAATAATTCAGGCATTGAACATGAGTACACTATAACATTTATAGCTGCTGACTTAGCTAACAATGATAGTATAAACTTTAGGGTGTCAGACCCTGCTGTATACACGAACACAGCTAACGCTACTATCACTATAGCAGGTGGTACAGCATTTACTCAGACTATAACTGGCAGTATAACTCCAGTAGGTGCTTTAATTAAGACTGCACTTAAGGCATTATTAGGTACAGTTACTAGTACTAGTATCTTAACTAAGAAAACTTTTAAGGATTTAGTTGGGTCTATAACAGGAACAGGAAGTCTTAAAACTTCTCCTAATATAACACTAAGTTCTATTACAGTTTATGATGACCCATTATCTGCTAACTTTAGTATTACAATATCTGCTGCACAAGCAGGAAGAGTTCTAGTTCTTTGTAACTTAGCTAAAGATGATACTACAGTTGTTAGTCTTATTAGTAGTTTAGCTTTTGATACTGCTGGTGTTAATGCTACATTAGCTGGTGGTGCAATAGCACTGCAGGGTACAACACAGATAGCACAAGAAGGTATACGTTCTAGCCAGTGCAGTGTCTACTTCATTAAAGATGCAGACCTACCATCAACAGCAGGGACATATACTTTTGAACCTACTTTTGATAGTGATGTTGACAAGTATTTGTGGATATGTTTTGAAATAACAGGGTGTCCTGATGAAGCTTATAACACTATAGTACAGAATACAAGTGTAGCTGATGTTGCATCAGGAGTAAAGTTTAGTGACTCAATTACTCCAACTATAGATAACTGTTTAATAATTGATGTGTGGGCTACATCACATACGGACCAACCTGTATTTACCAGTACTGAGACACAAGTTGGAAGTGCTCTACAAAACAATGGTGCTGGTGTAGTAAGCCAATTCAAGCAAGGAACTGCTGTAGCTAAGACAATGGAACAAGAGAGTTCTACGTTACATCAACGTAGGGCATGGACATTACTATCATTTAGTCCTAGAGCTTCTGTAGGTACATTATTTATTCAAGCAGTCTCAGGTACTATTACTGGTGCAGGTAAGCTAATAAGAGAAACTAACAAACTAGTTGTAGGTAGTATAACTTCTACTGCACTATTAGTAAGAGCAACATTGAAGTTACTAGCTGGAAGCATTATTACAACAGCGACAGTAGTAACAGCACAAGCATTTACATTAGCATTAGTAGGAGCAGTTACTATAGCTGGAGTTTTAACTAAAGAAACTATTAGAACATTAACAGGAAGTATAACAGCTTTCAATATACTGAGTACTATAAAAGCTGTAACAAAGTTATTAGCTGGTAGTATAACAGCATCTAGTTCTTTAGTTAAGTTAACATATAAGATAGTTTCAGGTAGTATAACTGCTACTGGTGCACTTCTTAAGAGAACACTATTAACATTACTTGGAAGTATAACAGGAGGTGGTCTAGTATCTAAGCTCACTAGTAAGTCTTTTACTGGTAGTATTATTTCTTCAAGTATACTGACTATAACTAGTGTATTTCTTTCATCACTATTAGGTAGCATCACAGTTATTGGTGCTACCTCTAAGGTAACAATTAAGTTTATAACTGGTTCCATTACAGTTATAGGTAATATATTTAGACTAATACCAATGTTACTTACAGGAACTTTAACTCCTATAGGTAATGTATTTAAGAAAACTATCATTAGTTTATTTGGAAGCGTGACAATAACATCTATACTAAGTAAATCTTTAAATATATTACAAGGTACAGCAGGTTCTATAACTTCATCAGGTACAGCAGTTGGAGTTATATTAGGCATACCTTCAGCAGTAGTTAGAAGGATACGACATGGTTTACAACTTATATTAGGAACACAAAAAAGGTAAAGGTTATGGAAACTCATGGTATGACAGCAAAGCAAAAAGCTGCTGCTGCAAAGAAGAAACGTATAGCACAAGGTCTTAAGGACTTAGCTGAAAACAGAGCGCGCAATAAGAAGAAGAAAGATACTCGCTCAGTAGATGATATTTTAGGTAAAGCACCAAAGAAACCTAAAGCTAAGAAGAAACAATCTAAGAAAAAGACAACAAAGAAAACAAAGTCCGCTGAAGATTTAGTAGCAGACTTACGAAAAGGTAAGGGACACTTACTTAGAAAGAATAAATAATTAGCTAACCAAGCTTAGGAGAATATAATGACTGACCAAGTCACAATAGCAACACCGTTTAGTACGCCAGAAGTAACTACAGTAGTACCAACTACGCCAGAAGTTTCTGTCCCTGATTTAGTAGGGGATGATAAGAAGTACAAAACAGAGCAAGCAGCATTAGAATCAATACCTTTTGCACAAGCTCACATTAAAAATCTGGAAGCACAACTTGCAGATTATAAAGTCAAGGAAGAAAATAGTAAAACAATGGATGAATACCTTGCTGAGATTAAACTAGCAAGTACACCAACAGCTCCTACAGCTACAGAAGTCATTACTCCACAAGAGATTGATTATGACAAGTTAGGTGGTTTGGTAGATTCCAAAATTGAGAACATGCGTAAACAGGATGTATTTGATAGTAACATTTCTAGTGTTGTTTCAGTACTTACTAAACAGTATGGTTCTACTGAGGAAGCAAATAAGGTATACATATCTAAAGCTACAGAATTGAATTTACCTATGGCTGAGATGAATAAGATGGCTGGTGATAGACCAGACTTATTGCTAAAGTTAATTGGTTCTCCTGCTAGTGTTGATGCTAACGTGTCTACTAGTGTGTTGAATACCGATGCTTTAAACCTAGACAAACCTACAGAGGTTCCTAAGAAATCTGTCATGTCTGGTGCTACTAGCAAGGACATGATTAATGCTTGGAGAGCTTCTGCTCCAAAATAATTAATATGAGGATTTAAAAATGGCTACACAAAACACAGGAAATACTGCTGCATTTATCGAAGCTCAGCAGTACTCTGACTTTATAATTACCAACCTACATGATGGTATGTTACCAGACCAGTTCTTCCGTAACGTGTCTGACTTCCCTGCAGGTACTACTTTGAATATTAAGGTAGTTGGCGCTGCAACCATTCGTGATGTTACGGAAGGTCAACCTGCAATTTATGATAAGATTGATACAAGTACTGTTACACTTTCTATTACTGATTACATTGGTGATGGTTGGGCTGTGGATGATGTGCTTCGTCAAGATGGTGCCCAGATTGAACAATTGATGGCTCAACGTGGTATTGAATCTACTCGTGCTATTCAAGAACGATTTGAAACTAAGTTCTTATCTAGTGCTAATGCTGCACAAACTAACGCTAATGCTAATAACATTAATGGTTTTGCACATCGTATTGTGTCTGCTGCTACAAATAACATTGTAACATTAGACCACTTTGTAGATATGAAACTAGCTATGGATAAAGCTGGTGTACCCGGTGCAGGTCGTGTATTCTTGGTTGACCCTGTAGTTGAAGCTACATTAAACAAACTTGTTACTGTACAAGCATTCACTAATAATCCAATGTTTGGTGGTCTTGTTAATGAAGGTTTTGCTCGTGAACATAAGTTCGTAGCAAATATAATGGGTTTTGATATCTTCACTTCTAATCGTTTATTCAAAGGTTCAGTTGATGATGGTACTACAACTCTAGCTTCTGCTGTTGCTAATATTGGTATGTGTGTACTAGATGATAGTACTAAACCAATGATGGTTGCATGGAGACAAAAACCTGCTGTTGAGGGTGAACGTAACAAGGATTTAGCACAAGATGAATTCGTTACTCGTGCTCGATGGGGTGTTGGTCCTCAACGAACTGAAACTCTAGTTGTACTTGGTACATCTTCTGTAAACTATTAAGAGGTAATTTAAAATGAGTTTTGAAATTGTAAATGGTGTACGTCAACACTACAATGCACGAGACATTGAAGAAAGTGAAGTTGGAAGTACTAAAATGTACGGGCATGAGAAAGAATTAGTTCTTACTTTTGCAGGGGATACTTATACAGCTGTGTCTGAAGTTATTCCCCTTGGTGCACGTATTATGAGTGTACTTATTGAAGTTAAAGAGGCATTTGTACTTACAGGAACTGCACCTACTATTAATTTAGGGGGTGTTGCAGGTACTGATAGTATCTTTGAACTGTCTGAGGCTAATGCTGAAGCTGTTGGTAGCTACGTAGGTGTTTTAGCAGGAACATATGCTGTACCTTTGGCTGCTGCTTTAACTGCTACTGTAACTTTAGGTGGTACAGCACCTACTATTACTTCTGCAGGACAAGCTAAAGTAATCATACGTTATATTGATGCATAAGATATAACATTGTTATAAGGGAAGTGACACAGTGGGCAATTAGAGCCGTAATGTCTTCACTTCCCTTTAACTCTACGAGGAAATACTATGCCAATTGAGCATAAGAATATAACTAATGCAGATTTACACGAACCTTTAGATGTATCAACTGCACCTGTAGATGCAGTATATATTTCAGACGGCTTAGGTAGTGGTAATTGGGAAGTACCAGTGATACATGGTGGCTGGAGGTATGAGGCTATTGGCACGGGAACTACATTTACTACACCTACAACAAACACACTAATAAATGTAGTTGGTGTTACTACTTTTCTATCAGAGTTTACTAACAATGGTTTAGGAAGATTAACATATACTGGTACTAAGACCAGGCATTCTCACTTGGTATTTGATGTATCATTAAAACACTCAACAGGTGCAGGCTCAGATATATTCTTTGATATATACAAGAATGGTGTATCAACAGGTTCTGAGAATGTTGTATCAGCAGATAGCACCACGTACCAACATGTAGCTATACACTACGATGGGCAATTATCAACTAATGATTATTTAGAAATTTTCTTAAGAACTGCTTCTGGTAATGTAATTATACATGAAGCTTACATGTTTATTATGGGTGTGCAGTAATGGGTACTATGACTTCATTAAAGATGGTTCAAGACATATTATCTGATTTAGATAGTGATGAGATATCTAGTATTACTGATACTCTAGAAGCTTTACAAATATCACAGATATTAGAGACAACTTACTTTGAAATTATATCACAAAGAGACTGGCCGCATTTAGGGGGAATCTTCCAACTAACTGCTGCTGGCAGTGCTTCCAACCCAACTAGATTTCAAATAGCTCCTACAGTACAGAAAATTGATTGGATTAAATATGATGTCCGTTCTCTTGGCATAACTAGAAAGAGTTATGTAGACGTACATTATATTACTCCAGAAGAATTCGTTAACAAAGTTAACTCACTAGATAGTACTATAACTACTGTTGATACAATAACTGCTAATGGAATAGACCTACTCATACAGAATGATAAGGCTCCACAGTTCTATACAACGTTTGATGATGAATTTATTATTATGGATTCCTATGAAGTTGCAATAGAAACATTTCTTGTAGCTGCTAAGACACAAGCCTTTGGTTATACAGAGCCAGCATACACTATTAATACTGATGCATTTGTAGCTGATTTACCTGCTAAAGCATTTCCTTATTACCTTGCAGAAGCAAAGTCGGTAGCGTTTAATGCACTTAAACAGGTTCCTAACGCGAAAGAAGAACAACGTAGTAGACGACAAAGATATAAAATGGCTGCTGATTCAGATAGAGCAGAGCAGAAAAGAGTAATCTACCCGGATTACGGGAGAAAATAAAATGAGAATATTTAAAAGACAAGACGAATCTAATCAAGAATCAGATGAGGTAAAGATTGTGGCACGTAAAAGAGAATTAGAAATAGTTAAAGATGGCCAGACACAATTCTATAAGTTTAAGTTTAAAGAATCCGGTGGTGAACTTCCTAATAAATTAAAGGGAGTGTATACTTCATATAGTGTAGCTGAAGGTTGGCGAGACTTATATTATGCAGGTAGTCTAAATAAGGCATAAGATATGGCTTTACGTGGTGAGACAAAAGATTATAGTACCTTTGTAAAAGGTTTAATCACAGAGAACTCTGCACTCAGTTTTCCTGAGAATGCTTCATTAGATGAAGAGAATTTTATTCTTAATTCTGATGGGTCTCGACAGAGACGTAGAGGTATAAACCTTGAATTAAATGGTACAGGCTCTGGACAAACATTTGCTGCA